TGTCCGCCGTCGGATCGGTGATAGCCAGAGTCGTCTCGTAGTCGTCGGCCGTCGCCCCCTCAAACAGCAGATTGACCCCGATGTTCGTCGTCGTACCGCCCTGGATGTCCAACGTCGCGCCACTTCGCGTCTCCAACTCGCCACCACTGGCCACCACGAACTTGGCGCACCCCTGTTCCCGATAGACCGCACACTGATACTGCGCGAACGGGTCTTCCCCAGGCGCAGGACACAACACCGAGCACCCCACCGCCGACGCCACCATGCCCACCAGGATCAACGTCAGTAGAAGTTTGCGCTTCATGTTACCTCCTCGTTTGTTTGATTCGGGGGTGCGGACATCCGCCCGCACCCCGCTATTCGGTTAGTTCACCCAGTAGAACTGGTTGTCGCTCGGGCACACCGCCGCCGTTTGGGTCACTGGCAGGTGTCGCGGCTCCAGCAGGAACAACACGTCGGCATAGGACCCGTTCGTCAGTGTCCCGCTCACCGCCACCGCCAGGAAGTGATGGTCGGCGGGCAAGGTGTCGGTCTTGATCGACCACACCAGCACCTGCCCGTCGTCAGCGGTCACGTCCGGCGTCTTGGCCAGGGTAGAATCGATCCTGTCCAGCGTGCCGTTGGCCGCATCCGAGCACTTCGGCTCGAATACCGGCGAGTCCGAGGCGTGCAGCGTCCCCAGGTGGATCAGGATGTGCACGTACTCGTATCCGCTCACGTCGACGAACGACCCGCTGGCCGGTAGGGCCGATACGCCCGATAGCGCTGTCTCGCAGTTGGCGTTTCCCCGCGCGATCAGATAGTTGTTGGCTAAAACCCTGTTTCTCATCTGCTTACCTCCTGTTCATCTCGCTAGGTGGAGCACTTCTGGGCCACGAACCGCCAGGTCTCCACGCACTCACCGCCCAGCCGCCGCCGCGCCACGTAGCACACCTGGTTGATCCGCGCCGTCGCCGAATCGATGTAGCGCTCCACGCTCATCCCCACGCGATCGACGATCACGTATCCCCGCAGGTCGCCGAACAGCAGCGGGAAGGCGTTGGCGGCGATGGTCGGCATCCCCTCCTGTTCCAGCACGGGATACCCCAGCAACCGGTCGGGCTGGCCGCTCTGGTAATTGCGCTCCCAGATGTACTCGCCGTCGCCAGTCTTCAGCTTGCGGATGTCACGATAGGTCGCCTTCTCAGCGACGAACGCCGCGTTCTGCCGATACTGCGCGTCTATCGCATACACCAGGTTGATGATCCCGTCCGCCGTCAGCTCGTCTGCGTCCCCACTGACCACCTGCTGGTCCGTGCCCAGCACCCCGATGCCGCTGTCCTTCAGGATGCCCTCTGGCTTCCCATGCCCATCCCCGGTCAGGAACTGGTTGTCCTCGTCGATGGCCTGCGCACTGGCGAACGAATCGGCCAGCCAGGCCACGATGTTGAACGCCGCGTCCTCGACCAGATTGCGGCTCAGGAACGTCTCGGCCATCACCGTGTGCACCGGGATCCTCTCCAGCCCAAAGGTCAGGTTGGTGGCCGCTGTGCCCGCTGTGGGCGTCTCGTCCACCCACGTCACCCGCACCGCGTCACGATACTGCGACGTGCCGCCGGTGATCTTGGGCAGCTCCACGGCGTCACGGGTCGTCTGGATGACCCTGGCCTTGGGGCGGATCACCGTCAACGCCGCCATTCGGCTGATGACCTCCGCCCGCCAGTCCTCGGGCACCACGTACCCGCCCAGCGTGTCCGCCGATTCGACCATCACCGTCTTCATGGCGTACACGTCCATCCCCTCCATCAGGGCCTGCTTGATGGTGCTGGGCGTCCACAGAAACTCCCTGGATTCACCCTTGCCCGTGCGCAAGTACTTGGCGAATCCCTGCCACTGCTGCCAGCGCTTCTGCTCGTAATCCACGCCATGCAGGTCGGTCAGGATGGCCTTCACCGCCGCACCCTCGTCGCCGAACTGCATCTGGTAAATGGTCTTGATGGCCGCCGCCTGATTCTGCGCTGGCTTCGGCTCGCCCTCCGTCGGCAGATCAACTGGCAGCGTCACCGCCCCAGCCGCATCCAGGATGCCCTGCGCCGACTTCAACGCCTCGGCCTGCTGCCGCAGCTTCTCCGCCTCGGCCAGAAGCTCGTTGGCCTTCCCCACGTCGGACGTCTCCGCCGTCAGCAGGGCCTTGGCCTCCGTAGCCTTAGCCTTGGCTTGCTTGTAAAGCTCCTTGTAATCCATACTGCCTCCTTATTCGTCTAAATTCAATAGCTCCTCGGCCTTCGCCCTGGCGATGGCCACCTCCAGGCCAGGTGCCCCCGCACCTGCTCCGCCTCGTGGCGCCTCCGCCTCGCCCTGTGGAATAGACACAATTCCACGGGGCAGGCCCACGGCCTCCAGATATGACTTCAGGGGCATGACCTGCGTGCCCCTAAACTCCGCAGGGATGGGCGTCAGGCTGCCCTCCACGATGGGCCAGCGCGTGATCTCCCCGTCGGGCTTCACCCGAATCAGCCGCTTCACCGACCCGCTCGACCAGTGGAGTTTCCCTGCCTGCACCATTTCGTGGATCATCCTCTCGTATTCGTCGGCCATGTCCAGCACCGTCTCCGCCCAGATGCCCACCTGGTCGCGCTTCGCCTTGAGCGGCTGCAACAACCGCTCCGCCAGCGGTCTCAATTCGACCTTGAGGGGAATTCCGTGATGCACCATCGTGTCCGCCCCATCGCCGTCGTGTAATCCATAGTATGTGCTGGGCGTGAACCACTGCCCCGTCAGGTCTTTCTCATCTTCCTTGCCGAACCTGACCACATATCCACCGACGCGCCCATCGCCCAACGCCTTGATCTCCCCACCGAAAGCGATCACCGTGTCCTCGTCGGAACTGGCCAATGGCAAGCCCTTCTCCCCCACCGGGCGGTATTCCACCTCCACCTTCACCGGCTCGCCGAATTCGATCCCGTCATCACCGATCTCGTAGGAATAGGCATAGAGGCCCTGCGGCGTCTCCACGATCACCCGGTCCTCGAACACCTCCTTGGGCCAATACGATCCCGACACCTCACCCGGCACGCCCGGCTTCACGAACTCATTCCGCCAGGCATCGCGCACCTGCCGCGCCTGCTCGTCCAGGCTGAGAGCCTTGCCGTCATCCACGGCCAGCCCCTTGAAGCTCATCCCCATCTTCGTGCCAACCATCACCAGGCGCCGCCGGTAGCCTGTGAGCGTTTTCGTTGCCGCGCTTTTCACCCAGGAACGCACCTTGCCTATCCAGGAGGGCTTGCTCAACATCTTGCCGCCAGCACCCGTTCGGGATGGACAAGCATTGAACAAGCGGTCTTCCAACTCCTCCAGCGTCATGTCCTCCAGCGCCACGGACTTTCCGCCTTCCTCTTTCTCTTTCTTCTTCTTCCGCCTATCCAATTCGGCATCGATGATCCCAATCAGTTCCGTGATGTCCGATTTGGTCAGGTGCCACTCCTTCTCGCCCTCGCCACCCTCGGCTTTGTAAGCCTCCACCAGCTCCTCGAACGTGACCTCCTCACCGCCCACGTCGAAGACCACCCCCTTCAAATCCTCTATCTCCATCGCCTTGCCTCCTTTGGCCCGCCGCCACTGCGAATAACAGATGGCCACGGCCTGCTTTCGCTGTTTATCGTCGTCCTTGTCCAGCCCCTCCGATTCGATCACCAGAGGGACACACCGCCCTATAAAATCGTTCTCTTTCTCCTTCGCTAATGGCTTCGGTAATGGCATCGTTCCCTCCCACGCAGAAATAAAAAACGCCGCTTCTGCTCAGCGGCGTTCACCTACGCGACTACTGCTGACAAAAGCGGCGTTCTGTTCAGACTGCCTGATATGTAACTGTACTTGTTACGTTTTACATTTTACCTACCAGTAGCTACCAGTTCTTCCTCTCGTCTTTCAGGGTTGCCTTTCTATAATTCTACTACGTTTCACCTCTCTCCGCAATTCCGCCGTGCGCGGCTCGATTCCCAGCCTGCGCTCCAGCGCATCCAGTAGCATCAACATCGCCTGTCTCACCATCATCCAAAACTCACGCTCGTCCATCACCCCGCCCAAATCGAGAGCAGCCACGGCAACAGCCCCGTCAGGTCGAACAAGTAGCCGTAATCCTCCGCCCCCTCCTCGCCGTACAGCCACCCCCTGATACTCTCGATTGCCTCCTCCCTGGCCACCGTCACGGGTCGCAAGCTGCACATGCAATGAGGATGATCTGGATAGGGCGGCACCATCTCCACCGGCCACATCCCAGGCCCGTAGCCATGCTCGTCGGCGGTAGCGTTCTCCTCACAGTTGCAATCCCACTCCCCCGTTCGGTTGGGCGAAAGCGCCCACTCGATGACGTGCACGAACGGATTCGCCAGCGCCGCCGCGATCACCCCCCGCCCCAGCGCCGCCGTGATCTCCGTCCTCGCCAGCCGCCGCGCATCGTAGCTGCCCCATCGCCCGTAGGGTCGTTTGGTGCGAATACCCACCCGCTCCCGCTTGAGAAACTTCTCCAGCTCCTTGGCGATGTCCACTGCCGCCGTGCCGTTGCGGATGTGATAGTCCAGCAGCTCGTCGATAGCGTTCCTGGTGCTCACGCCAGCCCGCCACACCCTGTCGCTCAGGCGGTAGCCGTCTGGACCCACGAACAGGTGTAGGGCGTCATACACTACCCCAAAACGATGCGATACCCAGGGATAATCACTCAGCGGCATCCACCACCTCGTTCGTCCCATATGTTGACGAAGGCCAGTAAAACGACACCCGCTTACAATTGCGCGGCTGGACAGGCCCACTCGATAGTGGATCAGGTCTATGCTCTGCACACAAGTCGCAAGCCTGCCCCACATCCTGGCCATCTACGATGACCCTACCCGTAGCCAGGGAAAACATCCCGCCCAATTCCTCAATCTGCTTGCCGCACTCATCGCATACCGTGATGACAGCCATTGTCTAGCACTCCTTTCTAGGGTTGCTTAATCTCTCGCCCCGCCATCTCCAGCCTCAAATCCTCGGGCAGCATCCGATCCAGTATCTCCACCGTGCCCTCCAAAGCCAGCTCGATCATCGCCTGCTGC